TATTGTCATCGGGCTCTTTTTTTATTGTCTATCTGTTAAAGTAATGAAATCCCCCGTCAAACTGTGAAGCCAGACGGGGGGAGTTAAGTCCAATACTAGTTTTGAAAGAATCAGGTCAACAAAGTCTTGACAAAGATAGTGAAATATGAATAGTAAGCAATATGGATATGGATTTATTTTGCATATATATAAAAATCCCGGCAATCTTCTCAGACAACCGGGATAATCAAATCATACTGACTAATGATAACAGGACAGTAAGATTAAACAATTTGGTAAATATAGATCCACATTTTCTTTATAGGACTTTCAATATGGCGGAAGGATCATGGATGAACCGTCACAGTCCTAAAAGACAATTAACAAAAATAGTAAAACAAACCATATTGACAATACATTTTTTGGAAAAACTGCCAGCTTTCTCAAAAAAGACATGGCAGCTAAAGAATAAAGAAACAGGATGAATAATTTATCATATAACAATTAAACGGTGAATGTGATGGAGATAGATATTGCAAACATTATTAGTGCTGCCGGAACATTGCTGGCAGCTTATTTCGCCTATAATCAGTATACTAAAAACAAACTGACTGATTTAAAAGTGGAATATTTTAAAAAAGAGGAGGAAAGAAGAAGTTACCACCGCAGTGAGAACTCCGCCAAGGTGTTCGGTGAGCTGTGGCGTGTACTTTATGAAACGAAAGCAGACAGGGTATATATCGTACAACCCCATCCTTTGGGGCATATAGCTTTTCTTTCGGTGCAGTTCGAGGTAAAACGAAAAGGTATAGCCGGAATGCGTGAAAACATCCAATCACTTCCCATGAGTGAAGTAGCCGTTTTTGCAGAAAATCTCGCAAAGAATCTTTTCATGTTCTATTCAGATATTGATAACCAGGTTAAGGATAAGGTTGCCAAATCTCTATTATCAACAAATGGATGCAACAGCGTGGCTATTAAACGGCTTAATTCATCTCAAGATTGGGTTGGAAATATCTTTTGTGAGTTTACAGATGAAACGGATTTGAATGAAGATGAACTTCATAAGGTCTTGCATGAAGCAGCGGTTAACATACAATATATCCTGCCGGAATTCAAAGAAAATAAAATCGAATAATTATAATTAATGAGTAGTATGGCTGACGTAAGAAAACTTGCACCGTTTATTCTGAAATGGGAAGGCGGTTTTGTAAATGACCCTGACGATTTGGGAGGGGCTACCAATATGGGGGTGACTATCGGCACATGGAAATCGTGCGGCTATGACAAGGATGGTGACGGTGATATAGATGTGGATGATTTACACCTACTTACCCGTGAAGATGTTGTTAATCGTGTACTCAAGCCGCATTATTGGGACAGATGGAAAGCTGACGAGATTAAATCGCAATCAGTTGCTAATATATTGGTTGATTGGGTGTGGGCATCCGGTGCGCACGGAATTAAGATTCCTCAACGCTTGCTTGGTGTTACGGCGGATGGCATTGTAGGTCCCAAGACCATTGCCACTGTAAATGCCAAGAACCCGCGTGAGTTGTTCGACATGATTAAGATTGCCCGGTTCGACTTTATTGAGGATATATGCCGCAAGCGTCCGACCAATAATAAATTTAAGAGAGGGTGGATGAACCGCATAAATGATATCTCTTATGTTGGTTAGAGTTATGAACTGGGTAAGCCGGCATATATTGCTGGCTCCTTTCATGTGTCTGTTCCTGTTGTTCGGATCATGTGGCAGCTCGCATAAATCTGTCAAGTCAGACACTAAGATTATACAGAAGGATAGTACACGTGAATCTGTCAACATCGTACACGGATCAAGTACGTCTTTGAGCGAACTCATTACCACTAATGGTAACTATGTGATTGATTTCTGTATCTATGACACCCGAAAACCGCCCGATAGCCTGACCGGGAAACCTCCGTTACTGGCTGATGGGCAT